ATATAATATATTTTATTATTTATATAACATGTAGAATGTAGAAAAAGTACTATAAACCCTACGGAGAGTAAGGCTCAGCCTTTCTACAATTTTCTACATTTTCTACATCATCGACCAAAACCACGAGTGGATTGCCACTTGCCATCCTTCTTAACCTTGCCAACTGCGCCCACGTTCCAACCCATGTGTTCCATGTAGTAGCGGACCTTTTCCTTTTGCTTTTCAGTCAAGGAAGTGCCACCTTGTGCGACCTGGAGGGCCCTCCAGAGCGTTGCATTGGCGATGAATGACTTGCCAGCCAAGTCGTTTGCCAGAACGTCTCTGAGGCTATCCTCCAAGGCGGTGGTATACATGAACTGCTGGCGGCTTTCGTCCAAGAGCTCGTTCTGTTCAGGCGTCAGCTTGAACGGATCGGTGGTCGTCTTGTAGAGGTGCACCGCCTCGCCCCAAATCTGGTCAATGTAGGCCTGGTCCAGGCTGGTCACGGGATGCAGTTTCTGCTGCTCCCGGTGACACATGATCGACAGAAACCGCCGATCGCCGGACTTGTCCTTCAAGTGGCGAATTTCGTTTGTTGTTCTGAAGAGAATAAACTTTTTCTTGAAGGTTTCGTTTGACCGTGCATAAGGCGGTCGGTAGGTAAATTCCTTCATGGTGATGAATTTCTTAATCTCTTCAAAACTGGTCCGGTTAGACACCGTCATTTCATCATCATTGACGATGAGCGCGTTTCGCATGGCCGCGAAGTCATCCTTGTCCGTAAAGCTTAAGAATTGGTCGGTATATGTCCCAGGTGGTGCCAGCTTCATCAGTAATGTGGTCTTCCCCACACCTTGACCACCGACCAGGTCCAAGACCCAGTCGAATTTAGTGTTGGGATTGGCAGCTTTAGCCACCACACCCATCAATACCAGCTTGATGATCAAATCGTTGGCAGGGGTGCGGTCAGCTCCCAGGTAATCCGGCAAAAAATCGGTGATCCTGGGCTTTTTATCCCACTTTTTATAACAATCTTTGAGGTAGTCAGTGACCGGGTTATAGGCTTGGTCCCGGGCTACCGTCCCCAGCGCCTGCAAGATGAGAGGTGACTTGAAGGCTACCCGGTAATCGGGATAGATATCGCAGTATAAGGCGATGTCATCGATGACGCGGTCGTTAATCTGCCCCTTCTTGATATGGATGTTCGGCATATTCCACTTGCTGAGGTCGATTTTGACGTCTTTGGTGGCGTCAATGGCCTCTGTAAAGGTGTTCCATTTAAAGACACCTGCCAGATGTGGATCAGTCCGGAGGATCAACGCCACGTTGGCCAGGCTGGTCGACTTGACCTGATCTTGCGCATTCAAGATGAAGTTCAGTTTCTTCTTGGACTGCACTTCCTTCAACTTATCCGCCGCATCCGTCACGACGTGCAATTTTTCACTCATCTGTACCCGCCCTTCTTCGTAATTCCTTCTCAATCATTGAATTGACTGTCTTCTCTACTTCCGCGGGGGTCAACTTATCTTGCGTGTTCTCATTGGCCAAAGCGGCCAGCTGAGCGGCTTTATAAGGGTCTACGCCCCGATATAGCAGACCACCGACAAACGACGCCAGAGCGTTGTTTCTGCCGCCTGTAGCGCCAAGCCCATCGACAATCTGCTCGAAGAGAGCTGCGGTTGCTGACTTGGAATCAACCTTATAGCCCGCTTCCACGCCTGCTGATGGCTTGCTCTCAGCTTGTTTTTTAAGAATCAGCTCCAGCAAACCATCTGGCAAAGGTTGGATCGGCTTGTGGTTAAGCCACTTGTAGCCTGGTGACGGGGACACCACCACGTAGTTATTGTCGTGAGCCTTGATGTCGACGTTCGGCAAGAAACCAATGTTTTGCGTGATTTTCTGCTTGGCTGGCTTCCGGAAATAGAAGTGAAATCCTCCGGAGCGTGTCCGCTCACAAAGCGTATTCTTAAACCATTCGTTATGGCCCAAGGCCTTGATTGACTCCATACCGTCCCCGCCTTCGTGACGGTCGACGTCGATCACCAAGAACTCACGTGTCTGCAAGGCAATCGATGCCGTTGGATGTTTGGTCCAAATAGCATCGATTTCTTCTTTGGTTAAAGCTGGCCTGTTGGCAAACTTGACCAGCGGCTTTTTATTTACGATTGGAATTACACTGAAACCATGCGCCGCATAGCTTTTAGCGTAGTTTACAAGGTTCTCCATTCTAATTCCTTCTCGTTCCTTCACAATGTGGGCATCCGCGATTGATTTGCTCTGGAGAGATCCAGCTTTGTAGGCCGATTGTCTTGATCCGTCCACAGTCCCTACACCGAACTTCGATGCTGGTCCGCAGTCTTACAATGTCGTCAATATCGGGATAGAGAATTTCCCAATTCCCGGCCTTCTGGGCCAGTCTAGCCTTGATCTCTGAGGGATCCAGGCGGTTTTGACCACCTCTTTGCGGGATGTAGTACATGGCGAGCCTCCTAGAATGGCAGGTCTGATTCGTCTACTTCAGCACCAGCTGCTTGGGCAAAAGGATCATCCTTGACTTCTGCCACCTTTGGCTGTTCAGCTGGAGCAAACTCGTAGTTGCGGTATGGTTGGTCTGGGTTCTTTTTGTTTGGGCTCAGCTTGATGGTCATCTGCAGCATCTTGCCTTCGTATCCATCAAAGGCCTTCTCGATGCTGTCGTAGTTGACGTCAGCGTCATCATCCAGGAAGCACTGGTTAGGCACGTCCAGGCCGACCATGGCCCCGATAATCTTGATGGTTTTGATCGACCGAGCCAGTACGAAGTCAGGCATCGGGTTGCCCTTACTCGTTACTTGCTCCAGCGTTGGGAAGATGGATTCGGTCCGGCCAGCATAGTCGCCGTCGACTACTTCAAGGCCAAACATTAAGAACCCTCTGCCGTTCTTGGCTCGGTGCGTCACGCTCTTAAGGACGCAGTTGTAGGTGCCTTCTGGCAAGGCTTCGATGCCGTCTGATACCTTGCCCTTCTTGGCGTCAAAGTGTTCTTCTTCCAGTGACTTCAAAACTTCTAACATTGACATAATTGTTTCCTCCTAAAAAAATTACTTGAACATGTTTTGGCAGGATTCTAAGAGCTGCCGTATTCTCTTGTCTTCGATATCTTCTGGCTTGTAGTCAGCACGCTTGTCGACTACCGTCCGATAGTGCTGATCGCCGATCTTAAAAGTCCGGACGACCAAATCGCAGTTGCCGTTGACGATGTTGTAGTAGCGGCTTTTAAGCGCAGGCATCGTCTTGGTCTTGCCTTGATCGTCTACAATTTCCAGTTCTCTGGAGATGTAGATGATGTTCATTGGCAACGCCTTAAGGTCCATGACGAATTGTTGGACGCAGGCACTTAGTTCTGCGTAGCCAGCTCCATAGGGGATGTCCCCGATGGTGCGGACACCGTGACGTAAGCAGATATCCTGCTCCATCATCGTGCAGACATCTTCAGTGACATCTACTACGATCGTCTGAAACGTCACTCCCGGCTGCTGGAGAGCCGTGATGATTTCATCCAGCTGCTCGATGCATCCCTTCTTAAGGGAACCATCTTTGTTCCGGACATTCCGGATCTGGATGCTTGGCGCTGTCCCCTGGGCCGAGTTTCCATCCGTGTTGAGGACTAGGGGATGTGGAAAATAGCTTGAAAAAAAGCTCTTCCCACTCATCGTGGCCCCGTAGATAAAGAAGTTTTTAGGCTGACACTTTGGGTGAAGTGTCTCATCCTTCGGTAATGTAAACATTTATAGAATTCCTTTCCGCTTTCTGTCCCACATATACCAGACCCACCCCGGCTTATAGCCATGTAGTTTGGCATATGCTTGAAATTCTTGGCGACTCTGAAGCTGATCGACTCTCTTGGTGGAAACGTTCAGCATCACTTGGTCGCTTATTATTTTCTTGATTCGTTTTACCTGGTCGCTCTCCGTGATCTCAAGCAGCTCTGCTTTCTGCTCTTGATAGTCCCGCTTTCTGACTAGCGGGTAGTAGCCGCATAGCGGGCAGGTGTTGTCTTCCACCTCGCTCTTTTCAACTACTCCGAAGCAGTCAGGACACTGGATAACCTGGACCCCGCCTCGCTTTAAGGACTTGGCCGGGCTGGCTTTGCTTTTGGCCAAGGCTTCCCAGTCCCGATCGGTGTTTGGCAGACCAAATCTCTCCCAGTTGCCGACCTGGTCTATGATGACTGCGGTCTTGCCAGGCCGGGGATTGAGGCACCGCATGCTGAATTGCATGTAAAGCGCTAGCGACATGGTTGGCCGCACCATGATGACACAGTCGACGTTGGGCAGGTCGATTCCTTCAGTAAAAAGGTTTACATTGACCAGCACCTTCAGTTTCTGGTCACGGAAAGCCAGGACTGCTGTGTCTCTAACCTGGGCAGGCGTGGTGGCGTCAATAGCCTCTGCCGTGATCCCTCTGGCGTTAAATTCTCGTGCCAGGTGGTTAGCGGCTTCGACTGAGTAGGTGTAGACCACTGCTTGCTTGCCGCCAGCCTTGTCGAGATACTCGTCCACTGTGTGGGAGTAAATCTTGTGGCTGACAGCTTCTTCTATCGATGCAGTGACATAATCGCCAGTACTGGACCTGCGGAGTTTCTGATCATCTATGTCCTTGTCTTTGGCCGCGTAGTACTTAAAAGGGGCCAGGAAGCCCTGTTCTGTCAGCTCTTTTATCGACTTGCCGACAATGATGTCGTCAGCGATCTGATCAAGTTGGTTCCGTCCTGTTCGGACTGGCGTTGCCGTAAAAAGCAGGACGTAAGCCTGAGGAAAAGCCTCCAGGATCCGCTTGTAGGATTTGGCCAGTGCATGGTGGGCCTCATCAATAAGGATCACCTCTGGTGCTTGCATCGCATCCACGTGCCTGGTCAAGCTCTGGACCATGCCGGCCTCCAGAAGATTGGGATCCACTCCCTGCTCTTGGAAGGTAGCTTTTGCTTGTTCCAGCACTTCCTTGCGGTGGATTATGAAACAGACGCTGTTTCCTCTTTCCGTTGCCCGGCGGGCGATTTCCGCCATCACCACCGTCTTGCCAGTACGTGGTAGACTTTGAACGATAATGTGGCGGTGGCCACTGGCCAGTGATTGGCGGATTTTAGTGATTAACTCTTGCTGGTATCCTCTGAGCTGGTATCCCATGGACGGGCTAACGCCTCCTTTTTGATCCGCCGAATTACATCTTCAGCTTCCTTGCGGATCAAGCTAATCTTGATGACTGAGTCGCGATTGGCTGCATAGCCGTCAGGCCACTCCTCTGCCATCATCCGCTTGATCTTGTCGATAGCTCCCTGTGGGCTTGATGATCCTTGCTTAGCCCAGTCATAGAGTTGTGCTTCAAATTCATCCGATATCTTGATGATTTCGTTGAGATGCTTACTAATGTAAAGCATTGTGTTATACTTCTTTCTAGGCGATGTGCGAGATCGCCACTTAAACTTGCTGGCTACTTCCGCTTGACGGGAGTAGCTTTTTTGCTGCTGAGAAAAGCGTTTGAAGCCTTAATTAGCTTCTTGACTGTTTCCTTTGACATACCATCACCTCCTTTATTTGTAGAATCTGCTCTTGTCTGGCGTACCTACTACCACCCCGGCCAAGAACGCCAGGGCGACGACACAAATGATGTCTAAAGTGGTCATTGTTCTACTCCTTAAAATGCTTTGCCCACTCATCGAGGTCGCTCCGTTTAAAACGGGAAACGGACTCGAAGAAGTAGGCGCTGACTGGATACTCTTTCCGGAGCCGCCAAAACGTCGATCTGGAGACTCCCAGATACTCAGCGGCAGCTGTGGCCGTTAGAAACTCGGTCTTCATCTGCTTTGTTTCCTCCTTTTTCCCGATCTAGACCGGGGCTAAATCCTAAAAAAAGATTACTTCGATCCATGTCATACACAGATCTCATTTTTGCAAGTAGCCCTTGTCGAATCAGCTGGGGCTGTTTCTCATACTTTATGAGAGTCTCTCTCGTGATTCCCAGCTTTTCCGCAGCTTCTGCTTGTGTTAGCCCAGCATTTACCCGGGCCGCCTTTACGGTTATTTTCGGCAACCTCGGTTACCTCCTTTCTAACTTTATGGTTATATCTTACCCCGGTTTAGATCGGTAGTCAACACTTTTTGTTGATTTTTTTTAACTTTTTGTTGTTTTAAATCGGCAAAATGTCGTACCATAGACATAACAAGATATGACGAGTTTTAGATGTAATAGAAGGGAGGTTGTAAAATGCCTAGAGCAAATTACACCCCGCAAGAGAAACAACTTAAATCAGTTATCGCCAGTAATCTTAATCGATTGCTGAGCAGAACAATCTATAAGAAAGCCGATGTGGTCCGCCAGACCGGGATCAGTGAGAGTACGGTCTATGACTACTTTAATGGTAGAGTTCTGCCATCACCCCAAAATGTCGAAAAGTTGGCAGACTTTTTTCAAGTATCTAATGAAGAAATTGACCCGCGTTTTGCCACTCTGCCTGAAAACGTGGTTCCAGTTGATCAATCCCATCTAGTTAAGATCCCACTCATCGGCCACATAGCGTGTGGTGAACCAATCACGGCCGATCAAAATGTCGAAGGCTACATCACGGAGTACTTTCCAGAGTCAGTCGATCCAGACAGCATTTTTGCGCTTAAGTGTGAGGGTGACAGTATGGAGCCCTACATTTTAGACGGGGATATCGCCTACATCCGCCAGCAGCCGGAAGTAGAAGATGGTGAGATAGCTGCAGTTTTAGTCGATGGCGACACTAGGGCAACACTCAAGCGTGTCAAAAAGGTAGGCGACCAGGTCTTTCTGCTGCCGGATAACCCACGCTACAGCCCGATTGTCCTGGACCAGGATCACCCGGGCAAGATCATCGGCAAGATGATAAAGATGTCAAGATTTCAATAGGAGGTAAAAGAAAAAATGGAAAAGAAAAAATTAAAGAAATGGCAAATCGGAATGCTTATTTTCCTTGGCATGGCTGCCATTGGTGCTGTAGAAGATGCCGTGTCACCAGAGCAGGACTCATCTCCAAAAACTGTTAAAAAGGCACATAAACAGAGCTCTAAAACGTCAAGTTCATCATCCTCATCTTCTTCCGTCTCGTCATCTTCGTCTTCCTCATCGTCCTCATCTTCCTCCGAACTAGCTAAGGAGTCTGAAGACAATGAACGGCTGGTTAAAGCTGTTGCTCAGTATCCTAAAGATTTCGAGTTAGCGGTGGTAAAAAGTGAAGTAGTAGGAAGAGATATTAACATTTATCTTTCTAACTCGTACTTGGAAAAAAGCAGTGACAAGGAAAGACTGTGCAAAAATTATTGGCAGTTAGCTGTTAACGACTTCAACAAATATAAGAAGTATACCGACCAATCCACGGCTTTTGTCCATATCTATGACCAATCTGGGAACGAACTGGCCAAAAGCAACTGGGGAAAATTTGAATATTTGGGTGAATAAACATGCCAAAGCGTAATCCAGCGATCAAGAAATATGTCAGCCGCGGCCAAACCAAATATAAGTTCCAAGTCTACCTGGGCCAAGACGAAAACGAAAAATCGATCAACACCACCCGGAGTGGTTTTAAGTCCTATGCCCAAGCATCGGCAGCTTACAACCGACTTAAGGCCCAAGGATTGGCCGCCAAAGCACCAAAAAAAGCGACCACCGATGAGGTGTGGTCGCTGTGGTTTGATAGCTATAAGGGGGGTGTTAAAGAGTCGTCAGCAAACAAAACACTGACCAGCTATAGAGTGCACATCAAGCCTGCTTTTGGGGACAAGCAGATCAGCTCAATCAAAACGGCTGCTGTCCAGCTCTGGGCAAATGAGCTGGCGACCAAACTGGTCAACTACAAGGTGGTCATCCGCCTGCTGGGAACTCTTTTTGAATTTGCCAAGCGGCTAGACTACTGCAAGACCAACCCAGTCAAGCAGATCATCATGCCCAAAGCCACCTCCAGGCCACGCAGGGACATCAGCACCAACTACTACAATCGCGAAGAGCTTCAGCGTTTCCTGCAAGATGCTAAAGAGGTAGGGCTCCGGACTTACACGTTCTTCCTGCTCCTGGCTACCACTGGGCTCAGAAAAGGCGAAGCACTGGCCCTAGACTGGTCGGACATTGATTATGATCAAGCCCAGATCTCCGTCACCAAGACCCTCGCTTATGGCCTAGGTGGCAAGTACGGGATTCAGCCGCCCAAGACTAAAGCCGGGATCCGCACGGTCCCGCTGACAGATCAGATGGCAGCCGTCTTAAAAGAGTATCATAGCGATCTATGCCCGCACCTTTTCCACACGCTGGATGGCGACTATCTCCGCCTTAGTAAGCCAGATCAATGGCTTCAGGCCGTTTATAAACACGACCCAGACCTCCGGCAAATTAGAATCCATGGCTTCCGCCATACTTTTGCGTCCCTGCTCATCACGGCTGATCCATCAATCAAGCCGACTGATGTCCAGGCGATTTTGGGTCATGAATCAATCGACATCACCATGGAAATTTATATGCACGCTACCCAGGAAGGCAGAAAAAATGTGGAAAGAGCTTTAAATCAACTAGATTTTTAACTAGATAGAATGAAATCCCCAGAAACTTCCAGAAACGCTTTTTAGCCCAAAAGTAAGATTTGAAACCCCCAGAAACCACCAGAAACATGATTGAAAGAACCTGTACTCTCCTTAATCAA